TTAGTGAGGAACGTCGTAGTCTTAAGTTTGGCCTCATGATTCCCACTGTAGACTATCGTAGGAATACGAATAGACATAATAAAGTCGAAGTATAGTTCTAGCTCTTCCATACTAGGAAGCTTATCAAATATATCTCCGCCTAATACTAGTAATTCTGCTTTATGTTCTAAATTGTGTATTTGTTTAAATAACTGCTGATAGCGGTGCTTGGCCCAATCTACTGGCACACTTTTCTGACCTAACTTAATATGCCAATCAGCTGTAAAGAGTACTTTCATTTATCTCCTTAAGACGAATAAGCCCCCAAAAGATATGCTCCTTTGGGGGCTTAGTTATTATGTTAGGTCAGCTGCAGCTTCTTGCTCTGCTGCACTACCTGCTGGAGCATCTTCCTCCTCCGAAGCACCCGCCTTAATCTTATCTAGTAGAGCCTTAACCTCATCAGCAGTAGGACGAACATACTTTGAATCAATATCTACCGCTGCTGCTACCGCTTCGCGCTCTTCAGCGGTAAGCGGACGTACCTTACACTTTAGAACCTGTAGAGTATACTCTACGTTGAAAGGTAGAGGGCCAGTCTTAGCACGCTTGAACTTAATATCCCAACCTGCATTAATATCTGTAGGGTCACCTAGGTCTTCAGCAGCAGCTACGATTTGCTCAAATAGCTTCTTCTTTAGATTTAGAACCTTAACCTTACCGTCCGTAGGATCAATACAGTTAATGCTGTATGACCATGAGCAGTTTGTAATACGCTTACCCTTAGAGTCAATCTCTGGGTAATAGGCGGGAACGTGATCCACTTCCTTGTTATCAAACTTTTCCTTAGTACGGCTGAAAGCTAGACACTCAACAGGAATATCCTTGTTATTAGTACCCTTTAACCAGTAAACATAACGGGGAAGAACTCCACCGAAAATACGTACTGAATTATCACCATCTTTGTAGGTGAATGAGTCTACTGAGTTCTTGATTGCCTTGCCTGCTGTGTTACTGAATGCTAATGCCATTTTATTTCCTTTTTAGCTTCCTCAAATAGGAAGAAGATTTCTGTTTGTGTTATATTTAATAACGGATTAGTTTTAATACTTTCCATATTTATGTCTGGAAAGTAGTTTAATTGAAGTGATTTAGAACCGTAGTGTTTGTATAGGCTATAGTCTCTCCGTCCAGCTAGTGATACATATTGAACTACATATGCGCTGTCTACATTTGTAGTGAATAATGGTTCCGGATTTAATAAGTAGCTACTTCCTATTAAAGTAAGCTTTGCTGGCTTGAACTTATTGTACCGTCTTGGTAGCCTTTTATAATAGAAGGCTTCTAGTAATTGAACAAATCGTTTAGAGTCACATACTGCCTCTTTCTCTAAATTGTCAATGTTGAAGAAGAACATTAATTTGCCCCATGTGTCTATTATAGCATAATTGATACCCCGAAGCAAGTGTAAATTTTCAGAGGGTATTTACGTTCCAGCCCTTGTTTAAGTAAAAACCCAATCTAAGATTGTTCTGCTTCCGGTCGGCAAACCCGGCAAAATTAATGTCAATTACAAGAGGGTCCTCTTTAAGAGGATGTTTGCGCATAATTCGCCCACATAGTTGCTCTAGTAGCACTTCGTTAGCAATAGGGCTTGCTAAGATTATACAACTAAGCCTATTGATTGAGATTCCCTCTGCGAAGATTTGACGGGAGCCTGAAAGAGCCTGCTTTTCGCCAGATTCGATCTGTTCGGCTGCGAGCTTTCTTTCTTCGAAGGTTGTTTCACCAGTAACCAGCACACACTTTTCACCTATCATTTCCTTTACGTTAGCTAAAAATTCAGTACGATCTGCGACAATTAGCACTGAATGACCTAAAGCCATCTGTGTTTGTGCAATAACGGAAACGTATTCTTGGTAATCTTTATCATAAAGAAGATTATTAATTTTCTTAACCCAAATCTCTCCAGGGGTTAGTGTAATACCTGATTTGAGGATTTTAACTACTGGATTTAATGTATGACTTTGTGGAGGCTTATGTACTTCAGAGCCGAAATAATCTCGGAATAGTATGTGCTTACCATCCTTACGAATCATAGTACCACTAAGAGCAATTCTGTATCTAGCGTAAAGCGTATCGATTAGTGATGTAAATGTAGTTGCTGCAACGTGGTGTGCCTCATCCATAATAACAGTACCAAACTCTTTACTAAGTGCTAGAGCATGTTTAGTAACTGTCTGTACATTGCCTACTACAATAGCATGGTCAATATCATATTGGCCAGAGCCAATAATACCACACTGCATACCAAACAATGCTTCGACTTCCTCAATCCATTGATCCCGCAACATCGTAGTATGTGTGATAACTAGGGTCTTCTGTCCTAGCTTTCTAGCAATATGTAGTGCAGTAAAGGTCTTACCCCAGCCTACTAGAGCATTAATGAATCCTGTATCATTAAACTCATCAAATACTACCTGTTGTCCCTCACGTAAAGGAATTTTAGGTAAAGGAAAGGGCATATCGTTGATAGTACGTTTATCTAGGATTTCGTACCCTTCTGGAATTAAGTCTTGCCTACCTTGAGGTATACTAAGAATGTTTTTAGCTAATACTTTATAGTTCTTAATAATCTCGATAATAGTACTCTTACCTCCCCTACCTGCCCCTTTGTGCTCAATCTTATAAGTTAGGGCTTTCTTGATACTATCAAACCCTTCTGGAGGACAGTTTAGATAGATTCTATTTGATATTACTGCTTTGGTCATATAAGTGTACGTATACCTTTAGTTTTAATTTATTGGCTAAATCTATCATGTTGGCGGTACCTTTACTGTACCCATCCCACAGAGCTATTAGCGCCTCTCCGCATTTTGCCATTTCTGCATTACGTTTCATTCCTGCAGCTTGATCATATGCACCACTAGGAATATTCCACTCAGGATAGAATCTAATAATGGGAATATTACAATCTTCTGCCCATTTTAGTCCTAAGGTATCTGCACCTTTAGCCATACCAGTAAGTACACAAGTTGGCTCCCAGCCACAGTTATCTAATGCGTCCAATAAGATATACGGACTGGTACAGTCCCGGCCCCCTGCTATGATTGTTCTTATATCATTCTCCTAGTATCGTCATATTTTTCTGTATACAGACCGTAAAGTATGTAGCTTCTACCACGTACTAAAATACCTGCAAATTTCTCAGCGTTGGTAGGCGCAAAAAGCGTCTTAAATCGTGAAGGAATTCCCTCAATCTCTAAGATTGCTCCGCCCGTAGATATTTTATGTACATAAGTTATTTTCTTAAACTGTAATTTGGTATTAGTAGTTTTCTTATACTGAAATATTGTCCCTACACTGTCTATTAGCCAAGTAGTGGAATTAGCCATTTTAACTAGGTCTCCTAGGAAAAATACCGCTCTTCCTAGTTTTTTAATAGCTATGCCTTCTTTTAAAAGCTGAAGCCTACGTAATGCTAAAGTTGGTTTAGGTATATTAGTATCGTCTAGAAGTTTACAATCTAGTTTTTCTTCCCCTGAGTTGTTAATGGTGTGGCGAATAAATAAAGCCACACCATTTTCAATTATAGGCTTTTCACTCCCTATCCGGAATACGGGATAGACGATCTCCATTAAGCTGATAGGTTTTGTCAAACTTTCCAAAGCTATAGTCCTGTCCGATTTCCTGATCTACGCCAATAGGCGTTCCAGGAATTGAACACCCGCGATCTTTTTGGGTACAGTTACGAAGAATTTCGCAGTACTCTTCTACATCTTCATCTTTTACTAGACCTACGATTGAGTCGTGTACTAACATGAAGATTCTAGCATCTAATTTAGCTTCTTTAATAGCTACAGCTGCATCCATTGCACCTAACAGATTGACGTCGGAACAAATTGATTGTACTTCTGAGTTAATCCCACTTCGTACTTCATGGGCCGCAATACCCTTATCAGCGGAGAATACATTGATGAGTCTACGCTTTCTACCGAAGAAAGAATAAGTATATCCGTTTGTTCTGATGAAAGCTTCACGTTCTTTAAGCCATGCCTTAAGCTTTTTGAATTTAGTAAAGTAGGCTGAAATATCATCTTTTGCTCTATCTATTCCATAGTATTCACCCGTCGCAGCGGATACGGTATCGGATACTTTCTGCGGGCCTGAACCATACAAGATTCCGAATGAGATTGCTTTAGCAGATTGACGCATTGCTGGAAATAGCTTTTTAACTGCTTCTGCAACGCAAGTGAGGTCAAATACCATTTTGGCAATGGTACTATGAAAGTCTCCTCCGGTCTTGAATACTGCTTGGAGATTTTTGTCCCCTGATAAGACGGCGGCATAATACATTTCTCCAGTTTGTAAGTCTTGAGATATAATCTTATAGCCCGGTGGGGCTACAATACACCCTTTAATGATTGGATTGTCTCTAGGAATTTGCTGAGCATTAAATTTACCACTAGAACTAAGACGTCCGGATGTAGTAAAGATTAGGTTGAAGTTCGTACGAATACATCCATCACGATCTATTTGAGGAAGAATCTTACTAATGTAAGTACTCTTCATCTTACCCATTTGCCTTACGTTAAGAATAGCCTTCGGTAAAGGGTGTTCTTCTGACAGTTCATCAAGTACTTCAGCATCAGTGGAGATAGCTCCAGTTGCTGTAAGCTTTCCGGTTGGAGTAAGCTTGAGATAATCGAATAGTACCTTGCGTAGTTGTTGTACCGAGTTCGGATTGAAAATCGCGCCCTGATCTGACTCAAACGCTTTAATTTCCTCAAATTCATAAATCTTAGCCTTAGCCTTCGTAATTTCGTCGTCTAGATATAGCTCTGCTTCGCGCATTCTAGCTTTATCAATAGGAATACCTACTTCCTCCATTTCATCTAGGAAAATAGTTCCTGGAATAAGGATATCGTGGTATACACTAAATAACTTCTTATTGGCTACAATGATAGGGTAGAATTTGTAGAATAATTCGAGTGTGACAGCAGTATCAATACTAGCATACTGACACATAATCTCGAAAGGAATGAGGTCGTAGGTGAAGTCGTCGTTAAGAACTCCGTTAGAAGAACAATATTCTTTCTTGAAAGTGTCAAGATCAGCATCGTATTCTCCGTATTCTGTATGCTTAAGTGCTAGAGGTTTTAGACCATGCATAGCATTTTCATCTAGAGCATAATGCATAACCATAGTGTCGTGCACTTTACGCTTATTAAACACTAAGTTTAGGTGGTACCTAAGCATCTTCATATCGAACTTCATATTGTGAAATACAATAGGATAGTTATCTAAAATTTGCTGTAGTACGGCAATATGCTCATCTGATAAAACATCAGTAAGAATATATCGTCCATGTTTTAACTTATAAGAAATAGAGATACCTAGAACATAACCATTTCTAGGATACAGTCCTGTAGTTTCCGTATCCATAGCTACTACTTCAGCACTAGAGTGAAGAACCTCTAATAGAAACTCCATAGCTTCCTCGGGTGTATCAATACCCTTGAAATCGCCAATTACCTTAGCTTGTTGAAGTGTGCCGTCTGCATATTTCTTAATACGGGATACTGCCTTATCAAATTCCGGCTTACCTTCTGGCTTGAAGATAAGCATGGCAGGATTGCTAAGAGCCACAAATTTCTCGTTTACGAGCTGGCCCGCTAGGTTAGTAACACTAGTAATTTTACCATATTCCTTAGCCGCCTCTGAACCTACTAAGATTACTAGATCATAGTAATCTAAATCAATCTCTAAGTCTACATCCTTCTTGAGTAACTTAGGGATAGGCACACTAGACATATGGAACTGCTCAAACTCAAAATCGAAATACTTTGAGTAGTCGTTTCTACTAGGAGCTTTGTCAATAATAGCTATTTTCATGAGTATGAGCCTTTATGATTAGGATCGTCGTAGATTTTTAGTGCTTTATCGCAAATACTACACTTTATTGTAATAGTTACAGAAGACAAGTAATCATACCCACCACTACAATACTTTCTACTTGTTTTAGTAGTAGGATGTAAACATTCTTTTTGTAATTTATTTGTCCACTCAATAACTGTCGCAGTATCAGAGGCAATTCTACGTTTAATAATATCTATATTGTCTTTTGACTTCAAAATCTCTGTAATATCTGTCATTTTGTATATTCTCTCATTGAGGTTACATCCTCTTGACTCATAGTACCAGGATCGGTATCATCGGGTAAGTCAATGATTTCTACTAGAAAACCCTCAGCTTCTAATAGTGGTTTTAGTTCTTTTGCAGACTCACGCCCTGCTTTATCTCCATCAAATAATAGGAAAATCTTAGTAATGCCTTGTACCTTAAAAGCTAGAAGCTTACGTCCGGTGTTATTCTTTAAAGTATTAGTGCCAAAAGTACACGATACATTATGTAACCCCTTATCATATAGGTTCAACATATCAAAAATACCTTCTACTAATACCATATTAGTAGTATTTTCTGGAGCTTTAGCTGGAAAGATTGGCATTACCACACCACTAGGATAATTAACATACCTAGGCTGTGCTTCTGATAACGTATGTCTTGCTACATATACTATAGTCTTATTAGAAATATCTGTAATAGGGAAGATAATTCTATCTTGTAGCTTTTCCACATCATGAGTATAAAAAGCCCCAAAATGCTTGAGTGTAGCAGCACTAATATCACGAAATTTATTAGTATAAGGGGTAGCGCCTTTAGGCATCTCAATACCATCAACACTAACCTTAAGTGCTTCTAGTTTTTCTTTCAATACCTGAATCTTTACAGAAGTATTGTTAGTAAATACACCAAAGAACTTAAATAGGTTACATTTAAAACCACAAGATAAGCAGTGCGTGAGACCGCGAACGCGGTCTACTCTGCAACTAGGATGAGTATCTTCATGGTCTGGATTTAAGCACTTAATCAGATAATCTTTACCTGATGGAATATACCCAATATTATTTTCTTTTAGTAGGGTTAGCACTGCATCAGTCATATATCACCATGGTATGTCCGTCGCTTTTTCATCTGCTTGTTGTGGATCTTTTTTACCTGCGCGCTTCATCTTATCCTTTGGGGCCTCTGGAGTTTCCATACTGATAGGACTAATACGTAAAGTATCCCAATCAATAGGACTAGTTACTTTGATTGGTGGACCACCACGAATTTTAGTAGTATCAAAACCAATAGCGTTCTTCTCTTTTTCAAAGGGCTTCATTAGGATAGCCACGTCAGCAGCATCAAGAATACCTTTTGCGAAGCGAGCTTCGCCCCCTGCATCAATTTGATAGGGAGTAAACATTACTACCTCATGCTTACGAGCAAGTTCTTTAAGCTTCTTAGATACTACAATCTGTGGCTGCCAGTCGAACTGGCTTTTGCCTTCTTCTACCACAATTTGATTCAAGTAATCTACTACAGCTACTTTAAGTTTATCCCCAAATCTTGCTTTTAGTTTACCTAAGTGCAAGTCTATTGATGATAGACTTAATGCTCTGTCATCAATCATAATCATTTGATTATCTTGCTTCAGTTGTTTCTCACGAACTAAAGCTAACTCGAACTTAAAGCGATCTCTATGTTGCTGATATTCTTCTACTAAATTATAAGAATCTTCGAACATTGCTGCTCGTGCGGTAATTACCTTTAGTAACTCGGAAGGGCTTAGCGAACCGTTCTTTAACGCCATATAGGGAACATTAGCATTAATACTGAACTGACGTTCTAGTACTTCGTGTGCAATCATTTCAATACTGAAATATACACACGAATTGCCCATTTCGTACTGATTGTTCATAATGTTACTACAAACAATAGACTTACCTGCTCCACGCTCTCCCCCAATTAGTACTAGTTCTTGAAGCGCACACCCACCTAGTACAGCATCGAATGTATTATTAAATCCAAGGTGTACTCTATCGCGGGACATTTCGTCTGCCGTCTTGAACAACATAATATCACCCATAGTATAAACACCCTCTGTTGTAAGTGTCTTCTCGTCTAGATTTAGTACTATATTGCTAAGATTTTCTTTTATTTCCGATGTATCATAGAGAGGTAGTTTATCTACAAACTTCTCTAGTAAATTAATTGTTTGATTCTGTGTGTACTGATCAATTAGCGCGTCTAATGCTACTTCGCCACTAATATCCGGCTCATTGATTAATTTCAGTGTTGCTAGAAGGGCCTTACCTACCCCTTCACGTGTGGTAAGTTCTAGCTCCTCAAATGAAGGTAGACACGCATATCCCTCATAGTGTCTAGCAATAGCACTATAGACGGAGGTATACTCTGCCCCTAGGAAAGCGAGCTTTAGTTTAGCCCACACATCTAAGTTACGTTCTAGTAGTAGCTTATTTAAGACAATTGCTGAGGTATCCATTATGCGACTTTGCTCTCATTGTCTATAATTACAGAATCTAGGATCTCCTCCACTTTTATAAGGATTTCTGATCGTAGGGGCTTAATATCTTTTTGGTAGCTAAACTTATTATCAAATAATATAGATAGCTGTCTATGGGTAATCATCTGTTGTAGCGCATGATATATTAGGTCATGTGGCGCAAGCGAATCGGCCTGAATCTCCACTTTTACATGCTTACCATAATTTGTATGGGCTAGTGCAACTATTTCTTCTGCGGTGAAGGCCTTATCGTCGTGGTACTTAATTGTTACTTGCATATGTATCCTTTCAACGAAAATAGGGACAAGGCTTATGCAACCTTGTCCCCCATCTTACTGCGCTACAGTATTAAGCAGCAACGGCCTTAGCCTGTGCCTTTTCGTGCTTAGCAGCACCGTCATAGTCGGCTACCTTAATTCCACGACGTGTTAGAAGAGTACGAATACCGCGCTCTGTCTTGTCAGCAGCAACAGCAATCGCTGCAACAGTCATACCTGCTAGAGATTCACCTAGTGCCTCAACAGCATCAACTACGTTCTTTGCGTGGCTTTCTTTCTGCTTAGGAATTGAGTCGATTTGTCCGCTACGTGTAAGCGATAGTGCCTTACCACGCACTGAGGGAACTGTCTTACCTAGGGTAACAGCAATTTCTTCAATGAACTTACCTGCTTGAGCCATCTTCACAAACACTGCTTCTTCAGCTTCGGTGTATGTGCGGGCAACTTCTACCTTCTCAGTAGCCTTAACCTTGCTAGTTAATTCAAGGGCTAGTAGCTTACCTTGAATCTGCTTAGCGGAGAAAGCGCCAGGAAACTGGGCAGCGATATCCTTGTAAGTAAGGGTATCAGCATTATCTAGAACGAAGGCAGTTAGCGCTTCGGTTTGCTCAGGGGTAAAGGTTGATACCTTTTCCTTGGCTAGTGACGCAACTTCTAGATCAAGCTGACGAAGCTTTGAAGCTACTGAACGGACGCTAACTTCTAGCTTAGCTGCTGCGGCTTCTACGGTTGCAGCAGTTACTGGTGATTCACCATTAACTACGGCTAGGAGAGTTGCAACTGCGGCGTCGTTCCACTTTTTTGTTGATTCGGTCATGTTAAATATTTACCTTTAGAAGATCATTTAGATCGGTTATAATAGGGATACCGTATTGTACGGCTTTCTCTCTCTTACTTGAAGAACTATCGCCTTCGTCTACTAGATAATCCGTTGTTTTTGTCACGGAGTCTACTAGAATGTAACCTGCGGCTGCGAGTGAGGCTTCAGCGTCGGCTTTCTTTTTGAAGGACTTTAATTTACCAGTAATGCAGACCCGCTTACTATCTGCACTTACTGTAACTATCTTTGTATCGAATGTAAACGGTAGAAATTCTTTGAGTTCCTGATATTCTGAATTAACCCAATTTAGCAGGCTCTCCGTGACTTTATCACCTAGACCTGCTGATTTGCACAACTCTTGAGTAATTTCATCAATAGATGTAATTACAGAAGCAATTTTCTTACTAGCAGTATTCCCAACTAAAGGGATGCTAAAAGATTCAATAACCGTAGCTAGTGTGGCCGACTTAGAACGCTCGATCTCATCTAGTAACTTAGTAGCTAACTTATCTCCTAGAACCTCTGCTACTTCTGAGTGATCTAGATAAAAGATTTCAGTAAGTTCTTGAAGATTTAGCTTCTCTACGGTTTTAGGTCCCATGCCCTTAATGCTAAGTACCTTACAGAAGTGTTCAATCTTTTTAGCGATTTGTGCTGAACATGCCGAATTACGACAGAACAACTGATCCTTCACTTTTTCTAGTGGGTAATCACAACAGGGGCAAGTGGTGGGTTCTTTAATTAAAATCATGTTGGTTCTTGTTCTTGATGTATCTATTATACAAGATTTGATAGGGCATTACAAGTTCAAATTTTGTATGCCCTACACTTTGTACACTATCTTAGGGATCACATCCCCTCCACGGATAACCCCTACAGTATCTCCAATGCACAGACCTAATGCCTCAATAAACGCAATGTTGTTTAAGGTGGCTCGGGATACCTCAGCATCCCCAACCATTACAGGCTCTAGGATAGCTACCGGCGTGACTTTACCTGATTTCCCCACCTGCCATTCAACATCAAGTAATGTTGTTTCAACGGCCGCGCCTCTTTCTTTAAGAGCGTAGGCACCGCGGGGGTGTTTACTTGTATAACCAGCTGCATAAAATTCCACATTGTCAGAGAGTCTAAATACGAGACCATCGCACGGGTATACATTATGAATCTCCGGGTCTTTAATTGTGTTAAATCCCATGCGTTTTAGTGCAACCATGTCTGCCGGAAAATTCGGCATGATCTGTGGTTGTACGCCATAGGCAAAAAAGGTAATAGCTCGGGTCTTAAACTCACTAGCATCTTTAAGATTCAGAGCGCCTGCAGCGTAGTTACGAGCGTTCTCAATGTACTTAGGAGTAGCTATTTCACCAGTGATTTGAACGATACCCATTAGAGGGATAGTTTGAGGAATAAATTTACTATCTAGAAACTTATCTGTTACTACCGTACCTTCGATACCATCCCCGCGGGTTAGAGATCGAACCAGATTGCCATCAACGTACAGATGAGAAACAGCAGCACCGTCGATTTTGGGTGATCGATCAATGTGTTTACTAAATCCAGCAAGCGGATTTGCTTTACCTTCGTCCTCATAAAGCTTTTGAAGGCTGTACATGGGGAATAGGTGTTTTTCAATGTGGTCATGCTGTTTGGCTCCCACGGAGTCAAATCCACAGGCTTCCGAAAGTTGATCGAAAGCTTCGTCGCTAATGCTTGGTTCGCCATTGTAGTAGTCTCGTGCACAGTTAGTTAGATACTGATGTAGTTTGTTCATTTAATGCCTTGATCTTGTCAGCAAAGTGTTGAGTAATAGCATCCGCACTTTCTTCAAAGCTACAGATTTCGATAAGTCCGTCTAGAAGGGCATAGATGCTACTAATAGTAGCAGGCATAGAGGCACCCTCTTTAGTAGGGCACCATTCGCCTTCATAGCTTAGAAAATATTTTCTGATATGTAGATATTGTACATCACGGAACTCATTCACTACAAGTCTTAATTGCGACCCCTTCTCTATATTTTCTGATAGGATCTTTTCATATAGGGGTACACTATCAGACATCAAACATCTGCTTTTCTAAATCTATTAACTTATCCATAACAGTATACTTACTTTCTTCATGTAATACGGAATGCATTATACTTCTAATAGGGTCTCTGAATTCCCCGAATACTGTCTGAATTACCGACTTAGTAATTTCTTTTAGTATATTTTCTCTAACTTCAGTATCAAGTAAGCTTTCCTGTACAAATATAGTTTTTCCAAATTTAGCTTCAAAGCGCACTTCGTAATCTAAATTAGTATATAGGGAGTTAGCTGGACTATATTTTACTTCATATGATACAATCTCAGAGGTAGGTCTACGAGTATTTAGTACGGTAGCCTTTACTTGTTCAGCTAATTTGCTCATGGATTTTTAGGTGGAGATTGTATACTACATACTTCTGGACTACTAATTTCTGCCCAATGAGATACTGATACAATAGGGCTAAATCTACGGGGCTTCTCGCAGTCGAAACAGTCATACGGATTATACCTAACTACACCTAAAAGTCTTCCTCCTCTATTTAGGCTTAGCATACCTAAAATATTACCCCAGGCTAACACGCTTCTGCGGTTATTAGGGACTCTATCTTTTACATTAATCCACTCAATCATATATTGATACCTAACTTTCTAATAGGTTCTAGCGAGGCTAGCTCTTCCGCAGGCTGGTAACAATACTGCCGCCATTTATCGGCTAGCAGATATAGACGGTATACTCCTGGGCTGAAGGCTTGGTCGATAGTAGCTAGAGAATCATACCGCATGCTATAAACCTTCTCGCCTATTTTAAAACGTTCGCGAATAGCTTCGTCAGGAACCAGCCCAGGACGAAAATAGCTAAAACTAGTATTACGAATAGGGACACTACATTTATTAAGCACTGCATTTACAAAAGCAGGTCCACGGAATAGTGATTTAGAAATTGAATCAACTGTAGCTCCCTCTAGGTATTCTTTGACAGTGAACTCAATCTCCGCCTGAGTTGCGGGAGTCCCGCGCTTTTCAGCGCGCCTAGCCGCATCCTTAGCTTTGCCCTCTTTGTACTTATCGATAAGTGTGGCTAGGCGAGTAGTGTTGTATGCAATACCTAGGTACCCACAACACTCTTTCTTAGTCCAAGGCTTTTCACCTTCTAACATCTTAATCACATGCTCGAAGTGAGTTGCGTCAAGTTTATCGTCTTCTTGTTGTACTCGTTTTGTTGCCATTATTTTGCCTTAAAGAAGTATTATACACTAACAAGGCCTATGAAACAAGTGAGTATTTTTATAGGTATAGGCGCACCTAAATTTTCTCCATTGAAAAAGCCCGCACAAGGCGGGCTTTCATTACTTCGCAGTGAATACGGTAGTAAAGTAGGCAGCAGCCTTGCCGGTTAGCTTGGTGATGATTTCTTCATCAACGGTAGCTCCAGCAGCCTCGATAGCAGCACGTAATGCATCAATCTGAGATTCCTTAGAAACTCGCTTGGTACCTTCGCCTGTATCCTTATTAGTGATTTTACCAGCCGTAGGCTTAGTAGCAGTACCACCAACTTCCTTCTTTACATATACCTTCTCTTGCACTAGAACCTGACGTACACCATTAGGTGACTGTTCCATAGTCTCTGCAATTTCCTTGACTAGCTCGGTTGAGTTTTCGGCAGTAGGATTTCCTGCCATGTAAAGCTCAACGGCTTGCTTCTTCTGTTCTTCTGACCATGCCATGTTTAATTATTCCTTAGTGTAGGGTTTTTGTTGATTTAGCGAGATTACCGCTTTTAATAAGCTGTTCTTTTTCTAGGAGTTCGTACATTGCTGAATAACAAATTGCAATGTCATATAGTAACTCTGTGGGTACTAGAGACGGGGGTAACTGATCTAAGGTAGTTTCCTTATCAGTCATACTCTCTAGTACAGTTTCGATCTTCTCTTGCATTTGAGTAATGCTAGCCAAAATTGTAGTAATGGCTTTAATATCCCAGATTCGTAGCTTTCTTGGATTGCTCATTTTGCTTTAGGTGTTTACCTATTAAATTAATCTGTTCCTCTAAAACGTCTGCACATAGAGCAGCTATTTCTAAATAGGCACTAAACTGTTTGTTAGTTCTAGGAGCAGGTAGTTTGAACTCTTCCATGATATATCCTTGGTGCTGGTGGAGTGACTCGAACACTCGTAGGTTTCCCGACGGCTTACAAAACCGTTGCAATTGCCGCTATGCGACACCAGCGTATTTGGGGTGACTGTGAGATTCGAACTCACGCTACTGGTTTCACAGACCAGGGTGCTGGACCGCTGACACTATAGTCACTACTGTGTGGGTTCCCACCTAGGACTCGAACCTAGATTGCAAGGATTTGGAATCCCGCATCTTGCCAATTAGAACAATGAGAAACTGATTAGATCACTGTAATTTCGGACATGCCGTCAGAAAGAAAGTTCTTATATGCGAACTTAAGGTCAAATTCGTCCTGTAGTTCTCGTACATTAAAGAGATGCTCTTTATATAGATAGCTAAGTTCTTTGGCGAACTTAGCTGCGTCGATAGGATCAAGCTCTGATATATCAATACCAGCATACTTGTTACCAGGCTCTACCATAGTAATTAGTGTGCGCTCAGATTTTGAACCGTCTTTTTTCTGATAGTTGAATGTAATAGTTTTCATATAGTGTTTCCGTGTGAGTATATATTATACTATCATTGCAGCGATATTACAAGTCTAAATTTTCTAGGGTCTTGTAAGCTCAGTTACTAGGGCTTCGCGAAACCATGTGCTGAAACTAGGAATAATGCACATTAGGAATACTAGTGGGGCTGCGATAGTGAATACTAAAGTGAACACTGCATAAGACAACCAACGGTATTCCAGCATATTATGCTTAGGGGCTAGAATCGCTAGATCACTAAGTGCGGGGGCAGCTAATTCATAGCTGCCTGTAAGACCTGTAGTGAACGCAAATAGGAAATACCAACCAATTAGTTCCATAGGGCATGCCCCTTAGAGAACATCTGAGTTCCTAAGGAGAACATACTTCCAGTAGACTTCTCTTGCGTATTACTCTCGCCCTTCTTAATCTGGGATACAAACTTATTAGCATCACGAGTCATCGTAGCTGCATGACGCTTAATAGGGTCTGCATTAAACATATCCTTATTAAACTTACCAGTAAACTCTTTCATGAGTTTAGCTGTAGCAATCATCTGATGTGACCAAAAGGCTGCCTTAGGTACATGACGACGATGATGAATATCCTTTAGAGCAATCTTTGCCTGCTCATTCTCAGGATTCTTTGCGATAAACTTTTCTAGCTTTGCCTTACGGTTTGCTAGTTCCTTACCGGAATTCTTATACTTAGCATAGCTAAGTTCCCAGTTCTTACTTCCGCGTTTTGCTTTTGCCATAGTTTATAGTAGTGATGAAATTGAGGGGAATTCGGCCTTGAGAATACCTCTAGCCGATATTGCGATTTCGCGATGTTCTTTTTGGGTACCTTCTTCGGTACGAATATGACAATAATGAATCCAGCTACGAAGTGAACCAGACATATACATACGTGAGTTAGTAATGCCTTCTGGAAGTACCTTACGAGCACACTCTTTAGCTACTCCGTTATCTAGAGCCCAAGCGTAATCGTCTTTGATGTGCTCTAGTAAAAACTTCTGGCGAGCTGACCATTCTGTCTTTAATACTTCATCTTCTGTCTCATGGGATGCTTGACGATTCTTAGCATCTTGCATACGTGCTTCACCAAAAGTGAAACCTAGACTCTCTACAGTTGCGTATCGTTGACTAAATTCTTGGAAGCTAAAGCTACGGTGCCGAAGAATCTGTCTAGCAATATCTCTTGTAGTATTAATCTCCATTACTACATGCACCATTTCAAATGGTGACCAGTGCTTATTTTTCATTAAATAAGCTAATAGCTTTGGGGCTGTATCGTTACTAGCCTGATTAGCGGGATTACTTACGCGAGCTGTATATGCTACTAGGTCTTCCGCGCTAGTTAAGCCTCCGGTACGGGGCTGAGTTACGCCGATTAGGGTCACTGTACTCATGGTTGCTTAGCTACTACTACCTGACATACTTCTAAACTTGGTACTTCAAGTGCACAGGCCGTAGCCATATGATTAGTACTTGTCTTTAGTGCGCTCTCTAGTAGGGCATTTTTATTCATATTATATCCTGTAATAGCTACAGTAATACTTATGATTACGGCTGCAATACAACACCAAAAGATAGCATATACCCTATTTTCGCTCATAGAAAGTTAATCCTCTTCATAATTAGTTCGGTAACTAGGTATAGCCCATATGGAGTACATAGAGCAAAGAATACAGCCCAAAAACCCTTAGCGAGTACAATACCTGCTAGGTATAGCATCATTGATAATGGTAGCACTATGGCTGTAACTAAACGGATAATTAATTCTGACATTGAGTTGTCCTTATTGTTTGCATGTATCTATTATACTAAATTTCGACTCTTAGATCAAGTCAATATTTATGCTACAGCATAGTTAGCTGTACGCATTTCTTCAATATCTGTGGGAGAAAGTAACTCTCCACCAGTAGCTAGGTGGAATTCAGCTACCTCTACCTTACCTTCATACACTGCGTACAAGGTTCTATCTGCCTTAGTCTCGATCAGTACTAGACGTGTCATTTCTAACTCCAATTATACAAATAAGTAAACCCGCCGAAGCGGGTCAAACTGGTACCTGAGACGGGACTCGAACCCGTATGCCCGAAGACGGGAGATTTTAAGTCTCCTGCGTATACCGTTCCGCCACCCAGGCAATATTCTTATAGATCAAACATATAGCTAAGAACACCCTTAAGTTCGGTACTGCCAAACTCTTTGTGGAATTTAGCTAGAGGTAGCTGAACATACTCGCCATCAAATAGCTTCATTGCAGCCTGATAGCGGCCCACCTTCTTGCTAAACTTATCCTCCGGAGCGCAGTAGGATACTGCTACTTGTAGCATCCTAGCGTCTTCGCCCGTTGCGTCTTGTGCATACGCTACAGTAAACCCAATAGATTCAATACCAGATTCTGAGGTAATAAACTTAACGCCATTGTCCTTAGCAGCTTGCTTGTAAAACTTAGCGGATTCTTTATCGTAATTTTGTTTCATTATAGTTCCAGTGAAAGATTAATTATAACGTGTTCGAGGTGAAAGATCAAGTGCAGGTTTATGCTTCTTAACTTCTTCTAGTGAAATTGGGGTGTAGTTGATTTGCTCTACACTAACACAGAAGTAACGTGGGTCAACTTGAGTACCGAATGCGGTCATTACACGCCTTGCGTGAAGGTGGCCGTGTACGTTAAATCCCCATCTACTTAGTGAGTCGGGATGCACCGGAATATGTGTAAGAAGAATGCCATCAAACTGATGGCTACCACGCACATCATAGAAATACTTACTGTATTCCTTAAGGTCTTCCATGTCATGGTTGCCCCTAATTAGTACCTTATTCCCGTTTAGACGATCTAGGATATGAAGGAACTTCTTAGACATTGTAACATCGCCTAGGTGATATACTTTGTCCTTTGGGGTTACTACTTTATTCCATTGTGCTACCTGATATTCGTCACAGGCTTCTGCGTTTATGAAGTCTCTCAGAGGAGAGCCGTCTTCACGCTTAAACTTAGTATAGGGGGCTTCGTGTCCGTAATGACTATCTGATATAAAAAATATGTTACTCATAAGTGCCTCTAAGGGGTCGTTGGGGCCTACTCGAAAAGGCAATTCCGTAATCTAGAGTTACGGCGTTATATCCATGTTGTAACTACCCAACAATTAATTTGGCGAGGCGTGGGAGAGTCGAACTCCCGTCTACGGATAGACAATCCGCGATAATAACCGTTATATGAACGCCCCTTAATTTTTCTGTACAACAAACATAGGTGTGTTGTAGTAAACTTTGAACATCTGAGTAGCTCTTGCATACCCAACATTGAATTCTTTCTGAGTCAAAACAATAACTTTATTGCGCTGTTCGATAGACATTGTATTCTCCATTGAAGTATCTATTATATCAAATTTGATAAGACACTTCAAGTATATATTTTGGTCCGTCCTCGTGGGATCGAACCATGTTCCCAGGACCTTCAAACCTGCGCTATGACCACATCAGCTAAAGACGGATAAATACTAAAGTATAACCTGGGGATTTATGCTTTAGACCTAGTTAGTTCTGTAAGCCTCCCAGCCAACATTTTCACGTGTCTTAGATACGTGAAGGCTCTGAACCAAGACGTACCAACATACAGATTATACTTTAGCATTTCTGCTAAAATGGGAGTCTATTCCTCCCAGCCATCCTCATGTTTTTAAGTCCGCGGACGCGCGACTATTGGTGAGTGGACTAACTCAAGTTATACGTAACCAACATTACGCTATCTACTAACTAAGTGTTTAACCTCAGGTTTTAGAATTTGGTAGCCAATGTCGGACTCGAACCGACATACTGTCACTTGTAAGGAGACCGCTTGAACCTCTCAGCTAATCGGCTATAATCAGAATGGTACATCATCGAACCAGTCATCAATATTAGGTAAATATCGTAGGTCTTCGATTATGCTATGTTTTACTATTGCTAGTTTTTCGTGTACTGAAGGGTAAAACTGCTTACCCTCTTTAATAAGCCATTTAATGTAATCCGGCTTAATTTCTATTACTTCTGCTACTGTGTAGTTATTCCAGGCACCAAAAGTAAATGTATCATCTAGTCCTAGTTTAGTTCTAACTTCGTTAAACTTAATTGCCATATGGTAGCTCTTATTGGATTCTAACCAATGATGGCGGCTTATGAGACCGCTGCATTAGGACAAACTATGCTAAAGAGCCATTAACCTGGACCACGTCCGTCGTGTGGGATATAGGGTTTAGAACTATCGTAATTAACTGCCATACACTCAGGACAGTTAAATTTACGGTAACTTCCCTCTCGCTGATCGCTAAATGCTTCAGCTTCTGATTCCTTGTACTCAATCACAGATGTACAAGTATTACAGGTACATCTGTAAACACGTTCAGAAGGCTTTATACCTCTAATAATTACTCTCATATTACCTCCAGTCCCACTCGCCACCACCAGCCTTAAGACCGTCATGCTTCTTGGGATCGTATTCTTCCCACCATCCGTCAATATCGTCAGAATACGGATCGTCGTCCTCAGGATCAGCGTCATCAGGACGGTCAGATTCAGGGTAGATACCATAGGATTCTGCAAACTGAACCGCATAGTCCCAGGCGGTATCGTTTAAGCTGTTTGGATACGTATCAGCCTTCCAATCGTTATATTCTTCGTCGCTAACAAGGTATGCCTCAGCACTCTCCATACCCACTCCGCAGAATACGCGTAAAATCATTTTGTGCATTTCAATTCCTTTTTCAATCTATACATAGATTATACATTGAAAAAGAAACAATATCAAGTGAGAGATTAGACAGGTTGGAATCTAGCTAATAACCACCGCTATGCGCGGTGGGTTAATTGGTCGGGGCCCCTGAGGTCATGACTTCTCAGGATGCTGCAACAGTGTGGCCCCGTTAGAGTTTTAGTACCTCTACGTCAATGAATCCGTGTTCATCGATAGACCAAAGTAGAAATACTTTTGGTTTTTCTGCTAAGTTTAGGTACGTCATTTATATGGTTCCTCCGCTAAGAATCGAACTTAGAATAAAGCCTTATCAAGGCTACGTTATAACCGTTTAACTAAAGAGGAATATTTGTAATACGTGATAGGGATCGAACCTACATAAAACAGGGTTGCAATCTGCTCCCTAGCCATTCGGGTCACACGTATATTGTTTAGTGTTGGTAAGATACGGGGGTGAATATAGAAGATAGAGAAAATACTCTTTGCTTCTCTGTCTTAAGCTCTAGTACATTAATTTGACCCATCTCACTGTCAGAGTAGTGAGTTTGCATACTCTTAAATGACGAAAACTCAGTGTCATCCTGAAGATAGCTCTGTGCTGCCTCAAGACGGGAATTGGCAGAAACTAGCTCCTGCTTTAGCTCATCAGTCATATATGCGTAAAATGCAACTACATACTTATTCATTTTATTACTCCGTTTGCGTATGTGTCTATTATACAGAAATCTAACAGTGTAATCAAGTAAGAACTTTTAGGCTTCAGATTATCACTTTAACTTAGCCCTATCTTTAAGCGCTGGGTACCTTTAATTGGCGGAAGCTTAGAGAGTCGAACTCTAAAGGCGGTATTAGCACTCGGCAGTTTTCAAGACTGATCCCATCACCAGTTGGGTTGAGCTTCCTTATTAGTTACTATACTGCTAGGCTGCCGGACTCAAACCAGCAATATAGTAACTAATGCTCACTTATTATTTTATAAGGAAAGTGAGCGAAACCTCATCGAGTTCACGCTGCTAAGCGGAATTCCTCGAAGTATGTGTCATCATTTGCATTTAGACGTTTTATGCGATTTACGGTCGTCATCTACCGTGATGTAGTTAATACTTAGTCTAGTCAATCGAAAACATATTCACCCCCATTAGTAATAGCTTTCACGGTTTATCTTTCCGTTCCTGAATACACAGACAAAAGCTATTACTGGTGGAGGTGGGGGCGGCGAAGCCCCGTCTTGCCTATGTTCATATCACATTCAAAATTCACTAGGTTTGGCGCCTAGGGAATTTACACATCAATTCTGGTGGAAGGTGAAGGGATCGAACCTTCGCTCCGATTGCTCAAAGTCCGTGGTTTAGCAAACCAGACTATTACCTCTCTAGCAACCTTCCGTGTTATACTGGTGATCCATATTGCGGGAACGTCATTCGCGTGTTACATGCGGGGCAGATCAGTGCCCTGAAATAGCCCTTATCTCCTAGATAATCAGAACTATAATCTTCGTACAGGTCATCTACACTGAATTCGATTAAAGAACCACAGTATTTATGTACTTTCTGAAAAATGCCATTCTTAATTACGGTAGCCATTATATTCTCTTTGGTTAAATCTGCCCAATCAACATATATTATACGATGATTGGGCACCCTTATCAAGTTCAAATTTCTGCGCGTTTACGTACTTCTGCTAGAGTTGTAAGGTTATGTAGGCAGCCAGTAGTGTATACGGTCTTCATTACATCCTCAAACTCATAGTCTAGCTTACGATCAATATTAACCGTCATGTATTCATTGTTCATCTTACTGCGAACTAGAGTTAGACGGCCTGACTTTGAGCGCTTACCGGGATCAGTGATAGGGTCTTTAGCAATACCTACCCATGTATCGTCAATAAGTACAGCACTTGCCTTCTGAGCAAACTTATACGTATCACGATTAACCTTCTGTAGTAGTGCGCCACCTGAGCCGAATACTACGTTATCTGCGCTAAAGCCCATGGAAAGAATCTTTCCTAGTAAGGACTTAATTGACATATGATCCACACCGTCGCCCTGAAGGATACCTACATTGTTGATCTTTTTGTAACCGCTGGCATTAGTTACTGAGCCGAAGGCTAGTTCCTGCATTCGTAGAATACGGGGAACAACTTCTTGCATATCCCCGCTATCTGGACGAAATACAACCTTAGTACCACTGGTAATAATCCTATCTTTAAACTGTGTGCAAAGCATTTCTACACAACGATAGGTATCACGTCCATCAATAACAATGCTAACAGTACCACCAGGTTTAGTTAGATTTACTAGTACGTGATTAAGATACTCATATTCCCCATCTTCATCTAAACCGAAAGAGCATTCAACACTATGCTCTGTAGCAGGTACTGAAAATCCTGCCATTTCATCATAGTAGTAATAGTTTGCTGCACGAATACCTTCGATGTTATCTGAGCCCATGAAGTTAACCATATGAGCAGCACCACCAATTTCAGCAGTCTCACTAGAGCTTACACCGCGAGCACCAAAGTCGTGCAGTGCAAATGGCAACATACCCATATCAGCACCACTGATTTCGTAAAAGTGCTTGATATCGCGCTTGATATCATAGTCCATACTAGCAATAGTGGTTGGGTACCAAATAGCACGTTGTAGGGCTGTTTCTAGATAACTAGATAGCCAGAACACTATAGGGTCAATACACTCAATAGTAACAACTACCTGCCCGCTAGGCACGGGAGTGCCCTCTGGTACGGCTCGGATAGTTACTGGAAAGTATCCGTTGTACTTCTTAACGATGTGTTCCCAAGCACTGCGAGCAAATGGCTCACCGTGTCGAGTTGCAAAAATCTCTGCTTCCTGAATATGAGCAAAAGTAATTTTTTGCGTCATGAATTTGCGCAGCCACATTTGTAGACCGAACGGGACAATAGTGTCATGACCGTTTGTACGTGCCTCAATGTAACTAAACATACCTTTGACACCATAGGGATATGCAAAAGCGTGGGATAACTTATAACTATCTGTTGCAAGAATTGGATTAAAGTGTAGCATATTAGTAAGCTCCTTACTAGGTTATAACTAGGGTCTATCCTTAGTTCTTATAGAATATTTTTCAGTTGGGCAATTTTTTGTTCAAGAGTTGCAATCTCTTTACGTGTTTCTTCACGCTTTTTATTCATATTTGGAGGGATTCTAAGAGTAGGGGAGCGTTTAACAATATCTCCACCAGCACCCCAGCCCCAAAAACCCACTAATCCTACCGCGTGATCAATTACGTCAGTTAGAGCGCCTTCTACAGTATTTAGATAGGGTTGATGATGGCTACCCCCGAAGTCACAGTTGGGGTCTTCGCCTCTAATTTCCCATATGCCCTGCTCATCTAGTTTATGTTTTTTAATTAAGGTTACATATGAGTATGTAGTCTCAAACTTTTGCCTATTGGTTTGTGTATTAGTCATGATTAGCTTTTAATTCGTGCGATCATTGTCTCTAGCATAGCATGGTGGTCTTCAAACCACATATCTGTCTCTCTTAGGGCCTGTGCAATAGGTAGCCACAACACCCTGCGTACTTCCCCTACTTGAGCCTTAGTTTTAGGTAAAGGCTTACTATCATCTAATTTAAGCAGGAAGCACTGCGTCACAGTACGTCCGCGAGTAGATCTATTAGGGTCGTCGAATACTTCTTTATCTACAATAGAGCCGCGCAGTTGTGCGGGGCTAAGGTTAATAGAGGTTTCTTCGATTAGTTCTCGGATAGCCCCATCTACCATCTTCTCGTATTGTTCTAGAAAACCACCAGGTAGTGCGTATAATCCCTTACCTGGAAAAGCGTCTCGTTGAACAACCAATACATGCCCAGACTGAATTACACAAGCATCTACAGTTAGGAAGTAGGGGGCATAGGGAAGTACCGAGAACTGTTTCTTATATGTACGAACGAACTCCGCCTCTTTCAGTAGACCTGCATGCACTGCGGTATTACGGAATTTATCTAGAAAGGTGGCGGTAGCTAGAGGAGTACAATAATCGTACCGATGACCACCCTTAAAATAGTCGTCACGAAGCTCTGTAGCAGAAAGGTCTTGTGAAGCCTCTGGCTTAGGAACTAGTGCTAGCTTGAAGAAGTCTCCAAAGCTTTTTAGGTACCATGTAGTAGAATCACGGTCTGATCCGGTGAGAAACTTTTCAGTATCTTGTGGAAGATCATTGAAGTCAAGAGTAGCAAAAACCTTACGCTGTACTTCAGCGGCCCATTCTGCATCGTTGTAGGTATAGTCTCGTAATGGAAGAATATTTAGGGTACCAAAGTTGTCATCTAACTTACCAAGCATATTGGCAGCGAAACCCTTATACCATTCTGTAACTACTTGTTTACGTTCCTCATAGGTGAAGGGGTTACGAATATCTCGGGCTTTACCAGCACTACCAATAAGCAGCAAAACGTTGCTGGACTTTTTAAGTGCTGCGGAAAGCAAAGCGGCGTGCCCGTTATGGAAAACGGAAACACGCCCAATAAGTACTGTCAGTGATTTTTGCATACTAGCTCCTAGTTGCGGTGAAAGTTACAGAGAGTCTATCTCGCTGCATGTATCTATTATATCAATATTAACTAATATAATCAAGTGTAAAAACCTATAATTATTCTAAAACGGAGATTAAGCTCATTTTCGAGAGCTTTCTTGAGAGTGGTAAGAAGTAACCGTTTTATTCGCTAAGGCTTTGTAATATGTTAGAATAAGTCGAAGATGGGTATTTTATTTGCCTGAAGTAACCGTTATCTACACTAAACATATTACAAAGCCTTTCGACTTTGTCCACTACTATCACCCGAATGAGTACGGTACCTCTAGCCCGAGCTACGGGGTAGGATGTAGATTTTACCTAATAGGGCATTGTCTTAATAAGATCGCGCGCTAACTATCCCTATTAGATTTATTCAGACTTTTCGAAGGCCTGAATATAATCAATCACTGCTTCGGAGAAGCCGGTGATTGTAGTCCAATCACCATGATTGATACCGTTGCTGTAACTAGCAACATTTAGCACATAAGCCTTATGGCAGTTAACTGCCATAGACCCGCTGCCAGTAGTTTGTTCGTCAGTGAAAAGAATCACACGATCAAACTTACTATTAGCATTAATGGAACGTACTGCCATAGAGGTATCGGTTCCACTGTGCTGCTGACTACCGCGTAACTCATCAATAAGGGCAAAACCACGACGAGGAGCCACACGAATACACGCATCACTGAAAGAATAGATTTCTACTTCTTCACAGATTTCTCGGCAAAGAATAGCGAGAGCTGCTGCAGCGTCAAAACGGTCTAGGTCTGACTTAGCAGATACCTTCGCACCGAACATTGATCCGGAAACGTCAACTAGAAGCACTGTCTTACCAGGAAGCTTCTCGTGCTTAGCTAGCGAGCGAAACATCATTTCTTCCAACATATCTTCATACATTGGCATGATGCGAGCTGCTGCGATGAAGCGGAAAGGCAGAACCTTATCCACATTCAGTGTCTTAGCGTAACCACGAATGGTTGAGCTAGCAACACCGGCTTCAGACATATTACGCAAATTGCGTAGAAATGCTAGTGCACCTAGCTTATCTTCACACATTAGACGGACAAAGGTTTCGCGCTTATCCGCACCAGCAGATAGTTCGGTTTCCCAAGTATCTGGTGTATTGAGTTCCTTGTTAGCAACGCGCTTGAACAAGGCTTCTTGAGCCTCATCCGCAGGCTTTGGGTGAGTCATGAACATTACGTCGCGAAGTGACACGGCTGCTGAGTTCTTATCCCACTTAGCTAGAGCATACTCATTGAATTTGAGAAATGCTCCTGCAAGCCCCTTTTTGACTTGGTTAGAAAGGGGAACCTTACCGTCTTGCCAGTAAAGTGAAAGAAACTCAGACATTTCGTCTGGACGCTGAATAATAGCATTTAGCACTTCTGAATGCAGAGCACTATTACGAGCAAGCTCGCGAGCTAGCAGAAGTGGAACGTGACGCAACTTAAAATCTGTACGTGCCTTAATAGCAAGATTAGACACAAAAGACGCACCAGTAGGGCCGTTTAGAATTTTAGTAATCAGCTCTGCCATCTTTTCTTCTACGGATACTGCGTCCACGTAGAACTGTTTTTCCCATAATATATGCGCTAGGGTAAGGCGAGTAAGCTGCGCTTGTGCAGAAATAGACTTAACGGCGATACCAGCGGAGTTACGAACCATAGATTGTCGAACACGAACATTTAGGCTTGACATTTATTTTCTTTTTAGTTGAGTTATTTAATAATTGAGAACAAGTCGAAACCGTTAGGGGATCATTACAAGTGAAGTAGCGGTTTCATACACTACAATTAAACAAAGCGCTAGATTATTCGATCCAGGCTCGATTTCGGATTTTGGTATCTCGGCCCCTAATCTAATTTTACCGATTTCGAGGCCATCCTGCCGAAGCTTCGTGGGTCTCAGTGCTATTATGAAGTAACTGAATATATCGCTAAGCGCTTTGTTTAATTGTCTTGAGTATCTATTATACTTGAATTAGATCACCAATTCAAGTATAAATTTTGGTAGGGGAACTAGGGTTCGAACCTAGAATGGCTGAGTCAAAGTCAGCTGTGTTAGCCAATTACACCATACCCCATCAGTATTTAGTGTACAGCTAAGCTGTCGTGATTCTTTCATGGTTGTTTCTTTCTATGGTTTAGGCATAATTGTTATTGTATGGAATTTCCATAATGCTTCATTTCCTGTAGGATTTGTTGCTATTGCATTAGTTGTAAATTGATGCTGTGATAGTAGTCCCCCAATAACTTTAACCCAGACTATATCATTAACAGTATCCTGCCACATAGTTAAAGGTCTTCCAGTAGCAGACTCTAAAGTAGCTTTATCGTTTACATATGATGATGAGTAAATACCAGTATCGGCGGCAGCCGCTAGATTTTTAGGAATATAATAAAGAGCTATATTTTCTGGATTGGAGGTAGGGCTACCAGGGCCGTTAGTAAACATAACTCTAGCGGGTACTTTACCAGACCACCCGAATCCAATTATAAGATTATCTGTAGGTCTCCAGAAATTAGTAAGGGTTGCCCCTAACCAAATACTTAAAGCTGGAAAGTTATTATATCTTATTCTATACTTCTGGTTAACACGTAGTCCTGCATGTCTGAAGTTTACTCTACTATATATACCTATAGCTGATCTACTATACCAAGTACCCCTAACTACATCATTACTATCCAGTAATTCATACGTAATGGGCTCTACTGTGGTTGCAGTATCTTTTGAGGTAACTAAAGATCCATCGACGTATCGACATAGCTCGTTATCCCAAGTATTAAGAACAATACCATATACATGGTCAGGTGTACTAAACCCCTGGTGATCATTAAGTGGAGTTACTGGTGTTAGGCTGCTAGCCCCATAATTCATAAAGGGGTCGTCCTGCATAATATAGTGTCCAGGAGTAGACCAGTATCCATAAGGATCCCATTCTGCCGCCGAAATATTCCATGCACGGTGATCATTTTCCGGGGGTACAAACGGTCTTCTATCAACGCTAGCGTCCTGAGACCTAAATCCGGGATGTGCGTTAGAAAATTGTAGTCCGGGAGACCTTACTAAACCTTGCTGTAGTGGCTCTAAGTATAAATCATGAGTGCGCATAGCACCACATCCCATCCATAGACCCTGATCTATAATACGCGTTCCAGGTACTGGCAAACTTTTTTCTCTGCCACCGTAAGGAAAGTTAACAAAAGTAGTATTAACTGGATACCCGGTTCTATGATAACTAGCCAATGCGTGCATTGTGTCCGTCCATGCTCCAATAGGAGCATTACCAGTATTTGCTGAGTTACCTTTTCCTAACCAAGTATCAAAATGGTTAGTATACCCTACAAATAAACATCCAGTAAACTGAGCATCCCAGGCAGAACCTATGGCATGTAAATGTGGATGACTAGAAGAACACCAATTTAAGTAATTAGATTGTCCAACAGCATTTTGATACCCCAATCCACCAGAATGGTGGTTGCTTACATTAGAAATAGTAAATCTAAGTCTATTTCCTCCAACATTTGGATGCTCTTGATTATCAGTAGGTTGATACATCATTAGACCAACTGTACCTAATTCATCAACTGCGGCACCACCAGTTCTAATATTTTCTTGTGCATTACTAAATATCTTGTATCCAGTGTGTATATTATTACCAGGATGAATATATGCTGGTTTTAATGGTACATTAGTAGACTGTCCTAAACACCTATCGTTTAATGCATTATGAAGGCCCTTACCCATACAATCAGCAGCTAAAGGGTCTATTACTGAATTATTCATATTGGTAACCCAGAAGCCTCCCGGTCCTATGCCGACAGCCGCCTCATTACCAGTATCTTTATCATAAAGATCAAACCCCTTAATAAGATTAATCTTCCCAGGGGAGTTAATCATTAATGCTGTAGGTCTAATCCATTTATTATTTTGTTCACTACCATCTTCAAATATGAAGGCCCATCCATCAACATTATATGCTATGGAATCAATATTGATAATGTTATCTGTGCCATGTGTAACGTATGCACGATTTGCGCTACTTTCTACAACACAACCTTTTACACCTTGTCCAAGAGTATTATTGTTAGTACGAGTACCACCACCGATATACTTTTCAGTAGCAATATCATACTTAGCGGGTACATAGCTTTGCATATGCCAGTGGAAAGGGTATCTACCTATACGACCGGATTGGCCACAGCGTATAGTCTTAATACCTTCAAAATATGCTTTACCTCCTGCCATGCACATTGTGTGCATACCTTGACCATCGGCAGCAGTTCTAGTAGGAGTACCACTTAAATTGGCTGACCAGTTTACATCATTAACTCCACTCATATTAAAGTTACGAGTTACATTAATGACTACTGCTCGTTCATCAATAGATGACGGCATTCCTGGATGACCTTTAGACCATACTCCCCACTTATTAGATACAGAATTAGTACCATATGGAACATCTATAGGATACTGTAACTTACCCCACCTACTATACGTAATAGGCTTATCTATAGTAATTTTGTTATAAGAAATATCTAAAATCTTACGTTTCTCTGACCTTTGGGCCATATTAAAGAAACCACTAGGAGATATAACTATTTCATCTCCGATATTCCACAAAGAAGGTTTTTCCGTAATAATTACGTTAGTACCCGCTAATGCATGGTCTCCTAGAAACATTCTAGGATACTTAGGATACTTAGAAATAAGTCTAGTAGTACCTCCTGGCATAGTCATAAGAGATCTATACATAGGATCACTATTATCATTAATATGTGGTATCTTACTATGCTCGGGCCATATAGGGTCTATACCATTATATTCTATAGTTATGGAATTAGTAAGAGGTGAGCCATATTCTCCACCTAAAAAAGAACCAAAAACCTGAATACACTCAACCCCAGGTAGACCTACGCTACCTATAGGGGATATTATCAGAGAACTATTCTTTTCTATAATAATACACCCTAAATTAGGGGAGGCTAATATATCTAATATAACTGTTTTACCACCACTAATAGTAACGTCACCACTAATTGGTACAGTACCACCCCATGTAAGGGGGTTCGACCAATTTTGTCCCACTAAAGTAGTCACTTAACTACTTTTTCTAGACTTGCTAGAATATCTGATAGATGTTCACTAGTATACGGAACCGCAGCCTTTAGTACATTTTCAAGTAGTCCGAACATTTATGCTCCTTTATTTTTATTGACTCTATCCAGCTTTTGCAGTTAAAGTGCAATGTTATACCGTTTAACTATACCCCATCAGTATTTAGTGTACAGCTACGCTGTCGTGAATTCATGGCTTTCTCCCAATTAAGAATACTATCAGGCTAAGGTTAAGGGTGAACATAGAGAACATTATAAAGCGATAGCCTAAATTAGGTCCTGGTACCCATATAAATGTATATACTGCAGCTCCTAGTAGTACACTAGAGACTAGTAAAATATACTCGTATAACTTAATGCTTTTCAGCCAAGCAATCATGGCTTAGAAGCATCTTTAAGATTAGTTACAATATCAGACACCGCATCCGCAGTATATGGAACGGGCTTGTCAGTTAGTACGCCGCCTAAAGTTGCTACATCGGCAACTAGAGTAACCGGAAGGGTGGCTACACCTACAGCAGCCTTAAGCATACTCTCAAATATATTACCAAACATTTTTAGTATCCTTATCTAGTTTACGCTGTGAACGAATATGCTTACCTGCCTTACGTTTAAGGCTTGGGGCCAGTAGGAAATTGCGCTGTTTGCGCAGGACGATCTTCATTTTTAATACCCATCATTTTTCTATAGAAGGCTAATTGGTTGATAGCTACTTGTTTTGCTAGCTTAACTACGTCAAAGTCTTTAGTTGGTTTCATACAAATCTCGATATAATCAAGTAGTTTCATAGTTTGTAATAGTAAGGTTTCAGCATGAATATGTCATGTCACCTCTTACTAGAGGATTACCTGTATTGAGAAGACTTCCACCTTGCACTATGCGGTTCAACTCGGGCATCACGAGTTTCGTCTTATTAAGTGGTGCTGTCTAATGGAATCGAACCATTTACCTCTCCCATACCAAGGGAGAGCTCTTCCATACGAGCTAAAACAGCATTAATTGGTGGACCGTGGGAGGATCGAACTCCCATAAATAGCTTGCAAAGCTACCGTAATCCCATTATACTAACAGCCCAATTAGAATACACTTAGTTTTCAAGCCACGTTAACGTGTGGAATATAGTTTCAGCACAGTAGCTTTCTATGCCTATCTATAACTCGAACCCTCACTGCCA